TATTTATATCTATATTTTGTTTCATAAAAATTTTTTATAAAATTTTTTGCACCTTTTTAACAGTGGAAAAGTATTATACCACCCTTATCTGTCTAAAACAAGCAATACAACCTAGAGTAGTGGGACCCCTTTTTATAAAAAGGTGTATCGACTTATATAAACTAGATTTAATTGTGATTGTGTGTGGTACCACTATCGGTCCACGTTACGTGCGCCATGGCGCGTTAGCGCCATGGCAAGAAAGGTTACGCCCAGTTTTTGAGCGCCTTGTGTTTAATTAAGATAGCCGGACCACTGACCCAGTCATCATAACCAAATGCATACTTGTCTTTAGTAAATGTAGTACGCCATAACGCTGTACCCTCTGGGTTTAATGGTAGACCCATTAACTTTCCCTCTTCATTTACTATCAACACATCACCATTCGGGAATGTAATACACTCAACCATTCCACCAACAAAGTCTTGAGCCGTTTTTAAATTCGGCTCATCTTTGTTATCTTCGATGATCTTAAACTCTGGTGCAGTTGTGTTTAGTTCCATGCTGACCTCACTACTCCACCATTGGTTGCCTTGTTCAAAGCTTCCAGGTATTCTGTTTCTGTCATCATTAGATAACTTGTACAGAATGCATGCTTGTTAGCTTGCAATCCTGGTTGAAGTAAATAGTCAACCGCTTTATCTAAAATGTATTGTCTTTTAGATCCGCCTGGTTGAAACTCTTTTTTTAGTGTTTTTGTCATATTATACCTTTCTTTGTTAATAGGATAATCCTACTCTACAATCTGTCCGTTGTCAACCCTTTCAATAGAATATTCTGGACCCCACCTACGTTCTTCATTCTTAACTTTAGCATAGCCACCTGTTTCTCGTCTGTGTCTGATAAACTCTATTGGTCGACCTTGCTCGATGTTTTCCATATGATTATTTAACCATTGACTTTCACAACTTTGACTACAGAAATATTTACTTCTTCTATTATCATAATAACCATTTGGGTGGTTTTGATAATCCATATCTAAATATGCATATCGTCCACGAATTACTCCACGCGATTTTAGAAATCTATCTTGTGTAACTCTAGTATGGCAAGTTGGTCCTTGGCAGAAATGTTTGTTTGGCATTAGATTGCACCCCCTATTTTTAAAACTATTATTGGTAGAATGAACGCCATAACACTTGTTATGGCGATCGCTATAATTAATCCCTTATCCATTAGTGCCTCACTTTCCATGAGGTAGTCGCAGTTCTATATCCATGACTATCTAAGTCATAATAAACATAATAAGGAACACCTTGTTTTGATGTGCCATATCTTGACTTGTCGTCATGTTTGCCTCGTCTTGTAATGTGCTTCTTATGTTTAGAAGCCCAATAAGTTATGTAGAATGTTTTGTTTGTCATATTATACCTTTCTAGTTAATAGGACTATCCTATATTAGATAGTCCTATTTGTCAAACTTTAATTTATACTTTCTTCATATTTTTTTCTTGCCAATATTTTAGCCTCTCTTGATTGATGTTTATTTTTCATGCCCTTGATCATACTTGCAAGGTTGCTCGGATTATAGATAGTCAAACCTGTTGAGTTAGTTCTAATCAATTCAGCTTCATCAACTTGTATTCCAAGTTCAGTAGCCAACTCAATACCCTCGCTTAAATATCTGTATGCTTTCAATCCAATCTTTAGCTGATCACATTGTTTCATAATTGTATCAATCCATGTTTTATGTTTAGATACTAGATTGCCTTTTGCAATTCGCCATGCCTCAAATTGTTTGTACTCATCTTTGGTACATGCGATAGCACGTGATCTACAATAAGATGTTCCAATGACATCAAGATAGTATTGATCATTAAAAGTTTTAGCCATGCCTGTATCGTTATCACGACTAGAATAACTATTACCATTATATCCAAGTGCTTTCATACATGCTTCAACATGTTTTGTTTTGTGTGGGTTATCTTTGTTCTCGGATTGTTGAGCAAAGATATCTGGGTTGCAATCAAGTGCTTTTAAATCTTCTCTAAAATATGCAACTGCAAACTCTTTACCCTCGTCGCCACTATACTCACTACCATTTAGATTACCAAACAAACCAAAATCAAAGTGTGATTTAACTTGATCGTTCATATCGTTTCGTTCTTCGTCTTTGTCAATCTCACTATCATCTTTAGTGTAAGCAAAGTAAAAACATTTATCTTTTGCAACAACATCACAAGGGTTTCCATACTTCTTTTTGAAGTGTCTTAAAGTTGCAACATCTTCTGTTGGATATGCTCTCTCAACAACTAACTTTGCAAGTTCACTCGCATATTTATAGTGATGATCTACACTCTCTCTTGCTTGAAGATATGCTTCTCGTTCTTGAGTATCTTCATTCTCAAAAACATCTTTTATTTTATTGAACAACTTATTTCGTAGTTCAGTATTCATTCTTATTTTTGTCATTTTAGACCTTTCTATATTTAATTAATTTATTTTGTTATAATGCTTGACAATAGGATTGTCAACCATTATATAGGATTTAGATTATTTATTTGGTTATGTTAAAATAAATATTTAGATTTGGGGTGTATCATAATCATCACCCCAAGTTGACACTCTAAACAAGTGGGGTTAATGCAGAGAAACACCGGTTATTAATTTGCTCTGCACTGATCCCTGATCCATTGGTGTTTGACTTGGTCGTCCCGTGCTAATGGATCTGGGATCAGTCATTAATGACTGTGGAGTTAAACACTATAACATGGGATTAGCGTCATGAGATCTCGGATGGTACTATGCGAAAGGCGTACCTGTCCCACGTAGCATAGTGACTGATCATCATTAGCTGGACTCAGAGGGTGTACTAATTCCGGACAGCCTGAGTCCTGCTAATGATGATGACCAAGTTAGGGGTACATATCTTGCCTATGGCATTTCCCTGGACCTAAGCTGTGACCTGAAAGGGTAGCGTCGATACTTGGACCAGCAGCGCTGAGTTCCCTGATCAGGATTGCGCAGCTGGTATATGAAATGCAGTTTAGAATGATTCTAAAAATCATTCTAAAGAAGGAAAGAGTTAAGCTTCAAGCCTCAAGCAGCAAGCTGTAGATAACTTGAAGAAAGATTTGACATATATAGGATTTTCCTATATACAGTGAATATGGCATTTATTGCAAATGCAGCTCAGGACGGGAGGCAACTGAAACTAGATGAGGCCCGACAGAGTCATATAAGCCGCCATGAGGCGCCTTGATACACGGACCTGAGCATTAACTAGAAAGGAATAATTATGGAAAATGAACTAAAGAGAATAGCAGACTCCCTGGAAGAGATCCTGCGGCTAGTGAAGGAAGATCAGGAGAGATCTAGAAAATACATGGAGAAAGATAGTGAGTAGAAGACCTGGGCCAGTAATGGCCCGCCTCTTCCTGAGCCATGCGCGATGGTTAGAGGATCAAGGACCGAGCTACAAGCGGCAAGCCACAAGCTGCAAGCGTCAGGCTGCAAGCTTGACAAGATTAAATTATAATGTTATTGTATCCTATAAACTAAAGGAGAAAGAAATATGTACCAAAAACTAATTACACTAATTAAAAAAATAACAAGATTAACAGACGATAATTTTATCGAAGCATTGACAGCTAAAGTTGATGATCAACTTGAGCTGGAGGAATGGAGAAGAGAAAACCAACAGACAGTAGAGGTAATAAAATCATGAATACAAAAGAAGCATGGACCCTGGTTGGAGGGCTAAGTAAACCGTCAAAGATGCCCGGCTGGTCAATTGGTATACCAGCTAAAGAATGCAAGACTGGCGGCAAGCTGGTTAATGTTAAAGGCTCAGTCTGTGAAGGCTGCTACGCTCTTAAAGGTTGTTATGTTTTCGCGGTTGTACAGAAAGCACAATACAAGAGACTTGAAGCAATACAGCATCCTGACTGGGTTGAAGCAATGGCAACGTTAATTAATTCTAAAAAGCCAAATGTTTTTAGATGGCACGATTCAGGCGATGTACAAAATTTACAGCACCTGGAGAAAATATTCAAAGTGTGTGAACTCACACCTGAGAAGCGGCACTGGATGCCCACACGTGAAGCGTGGATCAAGGACCATATGCACAAGGCGCCAGCTAACTTAGTTGTAAGATTTAGCTCACCGATGGTGGACCAGGGACCAGTGAAGAGCTGGCCTAACACGTCGACGGTGTCAACGAAGAGTCGAAGCTGTCCAGCCCCTGATAACAATAATGAATGCGGCGACTGTAGAGCGTGTTGGGATCCGCTGGTAAAAAATATTGAATATGGTAAACATTAAAAAAACAAAATATACTTTTTTATATAGATCCAGGGACGGGCACTATATGCGCCCTGAATCATTTTTAAATATTAACAAAGGCCGGACGCTGTCAAGCAGCCAGCTCAGGGTTTTAGGAATAACAAAGGTAAAATTAAAAGATGTTTGTATTTAAGCACCCAAAATATTATAAAGAATTACGCGAGCGTAATAAAACGGATCAGGTCATTAGCAAAAGTTCTCACGACGGTGAGTCGGAGCGTGCACCTGGTCCGGGCCACAAGCCTCAAGCTCCAAGCAGCAAGCCACAAGCATCAAGCTCCAAGCTTATCAAGCAACAAGCCGCAAGCCTCAAGCCCTGAGCAACAAGCCTCAAGCTTCAAGCCGCAAGCTTCAAGCTCCATGATCCTTGAACCACGGAAAAGTTTCACGGTACCCGGACCAAGGGCCTCTACCATGATAAATGTATTGTGTGGATGGCGTGTGTGGAAGCTAATTTGATGTGGTGAGAACTTGATCTTATTGCCTCGAGTTGTCTTCAGTTCTAAAGTGAAAAAGTGCCCAGAATTATTATAGCCCAATAGATCGGGAGTACCAAGTAAGCTATTGTTTTCCAATCTAATCCACGAAATAGAGGTAAGTTTGTTCTTAACTTTTTGATACAATTTACGCTCTGGACCCATATGTTTTTCAAGACAACCTCTGTGTTCTATAATTAATATTCTTTAGCTACACCAGGGTTTAAAATAAGCTTTTCTTCACGTTGTGGTTTCAATACAACTTTGATTGAACCATCACCAATGATGGTGCTTTCATGTACTTCAATACGTTTGATCTCTTCGAGATAACCCTTTTCAGTCATGATATAGATTCGAGCGTTAGAGACTGCATTACCTCTTTTACCACCTGGACCTTCAGTAAACTTTTCTAGATAGTCTTGTAAATGTTTGACAAACATTATTTAACCAACCTGGATGATAAATCCTGTATCACGTTTTTATAACCTTGCAACAAGTTTTTATTTTTTTCGTTTTCAAATGTAATTTGTTTTAATTCCCAAATTTCTTTTCTCAATTCCTGTATAACCAACTTATATCCTTCTATAGTTTCTTGTAATTCTTGTGAACTCTTGTGTACTTTCATGTATTGACTTTATAGGATAGTTGTCTTAAAAAGTCAATATGGGAGTACCAAAAAGATTAACAGAAATGCAAATGAGATTCGCTGAGTTTTTAGTATTCGGTGGACCAGAAGGACCAATGACTAAATCAGAAGCAGCAGCTGCTGCTGGTTATAGCAAGGACAATGCAAGGCATGAAGGATCATCACTCACGAACCCAAAAAATTATCCGCTTGTTGCAAAATATATAGGTGAGTTAAGAGAAGAGAGAATTAAGAAACACGAAGTATCTTATGAAGGACACCTAGCTGAACTTGCAAGACTTAGAGAAGCCGCTTTGAAAAAAGGATCATTCTCTTCAGCAGTGAATGCGGAAGCAAACAGAGGAAAAGCAGCAGGATTATACATAGATAGGAAGATAATAAAAACAGGAAAATTAGAGGACCTATCAGAACAAGAGTTAGAAGCAAAAATGAAACAGATAATAGACGACTACGGATCTCTAATAAATGTAACACCTAATGAATCCGAGTTATCTTCTTCACACAAGAAGTTGGAAACACCGACCTCTCAGAAAAAGTAATAGACCCATCATCATCAACATCGTAGCCTGCAAATATTCTTACAGTATCTTTGTCTTTACTGAACAACCACCCTTCACTAACTGGTGTAGCTAGTTTCATGTCTTTAAACTCTTTAACGGTACCCCAGCCGCCTTCAGTGATAATATCAATCCAATCGATACGTACACGCTTGTATGGAAACTTAACAGCCTGTTTGACCAGCTTAGGCTTGTTGTAGCTGTTTATTCTTCTGGATTTTTTTCTCATAACTTATTCCTACTATATACTCTTTCTAGACCAAAACACTTTTTTTGTTCCGTGGAAAAAAAAGTGATGGTACCGTGGAACTTTTTATCTTTTGGTCTAAATAGTTCTTATATATAGCGGTTTCTAGGCCGAAAAAAAAGTTCCATGGGAGTTCCACAGTTCCATGGTCCGTGCTCCATGAACCCTGATACATTAGAATTGTTCTAAAGAACGACACCTTTTGCCTTATTTTCGCCATATTTCTGCTCGTATATTGCCTCAATCTCCATCATCAATTCAACAATATATTGCTCCTCTAACTTATCAACTTCAACCAAAGATCGCTTTACAATGTCTTTCTGCCTTTTTATTGCCTTATTCTTCGTGTGTACAAGATCAATGCCCCATCTAGTTTGATCTGTCATAGTCTTCCTTTCTATTATAAAGTTTGTTTATTAACTTATTTATACGTGAATCTCTTTCACCTATTCCCCCAATAGGATGTTTCTTCATTAATTGAAGCCTGTTTATTTTATCTAGATTATTTGGTTTTATTTTTCTCATATTTTTTATACTCCTCTATTAATTTCTCTGATGGATGCCACACGTCAACCGCTGAATGACACTTAGGACACGAAAGATTACTAACTATATCATAATCCTCATTATCCTCGGTATCATGGTCACCACCCCATATCAATTGATGTCCACAGTGCCAACAGTTCATTTGACAAAATCCTCTGCTTTCATTGGTTTGGTTCTTTCTTTTTCATCAAATTTTAGGTCATGATACATGTCCAATCTTTTCAGAAACTTATGTTTATAGCGCCTTAATTCAGGTCCTTCAACTTTGAATTCTTGATAATATAGGTCAGGCGTGCATACCATGATAACTCCCTGCCTAATTTGAGATTTGTATACGTAGTCGTGTGCCATAGCGTACGCTGCGATTTGAAGGTAATAATCTTCGATCCATTCTTTCTTCTTCGGACGATTGGCCTGCTTGAAGTCAACAATAGTTTCCATGCCATTGTGTGAGCATACAAGATCTGTTGAACCTGCGTATAGACCCGGATAGTGTAACGTAACTTCCGAACCGTAATATTCATCAACGGGTGTAAGACCAATTTCAATAATTTTTTCTGCCATCGGTTTAGCTTCCGCCCCAATGGGTGATAGATCATCGTAGCCAACTCCTGTGACGTGACATTCCAGGAATTTATGCATGGAAGTTCCCCGTTTACTACTATGATTCTTGATCTGTTCTGCTTTTTCATAACCTACTTTTTGTTGCCAGTCCTTTATAAAACTTTGGTCTTTTGTCAATCCTAAAATGGTTGTAACCGACGGTAATTTTTCTCCACCAAAATCATAGAGCCGTGATCCGTGGTGCTCGTACATTTGTCCGGACATATACCGGTATTTATTACTCTTCTTCATTTATCTTCTTTTCTTCTTCAAAACCTTCCATTAGTTCTTCATGTAAAGTCTTGTCTTTGTTACCAAATATTTCATCAAAGTTCTTACGATATAAATCATTAGAGGGTCTAGTTATGCCATCAAACTTTTCTTTTTTACTCATAACTTCTTTTGTAACTCTTTGACATATTCTTCGTTTTCTTTTTGACGTTTGTCTTCTATAATTTTTACATGTTTACGCCATGCCCAGGCATTTAACATACCCGCCCATTTCATTATAAAATGTAAAAAATTGTATATGTATTTATCAAACATTCCTTGTTCCTCTTTTTCTCCAGTCTTCTAGATGCACAACATTACCTTCTTTTAAATTTTTATCTGAATAATATTCTATTACATCATGAATCTTTTCTAGTTTAACATGAGACCAGGGCCAGATCAATAAACATACATAGTAAGCATCCCTAAATGTACATCGCCACTTCCATTGTGGTAGATACTTTGTACCGTCTTTTCTAAGTCCTTTGACAGTCTTGGGTCTAAGCGTGCCTACACCTAGAGTCTCGTGGACCCATAACAATACAGAATAATCTGTCATGGTTATCTCCATACTAATACGCATGGAGTTAGATAATCTATAACCATCACCCTTGTGTTTTTTCTTTTTTTCTATACCCCGTTTGAAATGTATGGACCCTTCACCATCAAAGAGTCCTGCGATATACGCTTTGTCAACATCTTCCATTAATGTATTGACATCCCTTCCCCCTCAACATTCGAAAAATCTTCATCACCATAA